AAGAAGGCAGAGCAAAAGCTGCACAAAGAAAACGCCGTGAAGATCCAAATCCAGAACGCCATGGTTCACCAATAAATGTCAAGACAGAAAGTGCAGCTGCAGCAATTGCGGCCGCTACAGCTATAGCAAAGAAAAAATCAGGTAATTATGATTCAGAAGGTTTTAGAAAAACACCATATAAAAATCCAAATCATCCTTTGAGAAAAAGCAATGCTGAAAGAGAACAGAACAAATGAAAACATTAAATCAATTCAGAACTGAAGTTCAAGGTTTAGATGAGAAGAATACGCCAACAAGTCCTGAAAAATGGGCTCGTGCTAAGGCAGCTGCTAAATCTAAATTTGCTGTTTATCCTTCTGCATATGCAAACGGTTGGGCTTCTAAGAAATATAAAGCGATGGGTGGTGGTTGGAAAAGCACGAACGAAGAAAAAGATCCAGAATATTCTGACCCATACATGGCAGTTAATCAACTAAAAACAATCATGCACAATGCAGAAGAAATGATTGAGTTGATTGGTGATGATACTGATTTGCCTGAATGGGTTGAATCAAAGATTACATTGGCTGAAGATTATGTTATGACTGTTGCTAACTATATGCGTAGCGAACTTAAAGAAGAACACAACCCTGATGTAATGTTTGATGTTTTAGAAGAATTGGTCATGGAGATTGCAGAAGTAAACAATATTGATCCTGAAGTGATTTGGGAAGACCTAGATGACGTTTCGGATGAAGAGTTGTTTGAGACTGCTGCATGGAGACGCAGTGAAGGTAAAGACCCTAAAGGTGGTTTAAATCGTAAAGGCATTGCATCTTATCGTAGAGAAAATCCAGGTTCACATTTGTCTATGGCAGTAACAACAAAGCCATCAAAACTAAAACCAGGTTCTAAGGCAGCAAATCGCCGTAAGTCATTCTGTGCTAGAATGGGTGGCATGAAAGGTCCAATGAAGAAACCAAATGGCGAACCATCACGTAAAGCACTAGCATTGAGAAAGTGGAACTGTTAATGAAAACATTTAAAGATTTTGTAAGAGAAGATGCAAGTCCAATCACACACCATGTTGTACACATTAAAACTGGTGATATTGTAGGTAAATATACTAACTTAAAATCTGCTCAACGTGCAGCCGATAAAAAAGACTCATCTTATGGTGCAGTAGCACATCGTGTAGTTTCATTGCCTATCAAAGAAGATGGTATGGGTGCTGGTGCTGTTGCAGCAGGACCAACAAATACTACTGGTGGTGGTCAAGTTGCAGGCATGGGACAACCTCCAGGAAGCAAGTCTGGTGAACCGGGTGTACATCTTCCTAGAAAGAAAAATAGTCCAGTGATGGGTTATACAAGCAGAAAACCTCCTAAAATGTAAGGTTGAATATGTGGATTTTACAATGGTTGCCTGATTGGTTTTTTTATGTTGCCTTTTTAGGTGGAATAGGTGCATTTGTTACAAGTTACTTTATACCATTGTACAAATCAATTATACAATTGGTTTCTGTTCTTGTTATAGTATTTTCTGCATACGTGTGTGGCGGAATTGCAGACAACAAAGATTGGTTAGATAAAACAAAAGAATTAGAAAATAAAGTTGCATTAGCAGAAGCTAAATCTGCAACAGAGACAGTTAAAATAGTTAATAAAGTTGTTAAACAGAAAGAATTAATTACACAAAAAGGTGATGATATCATTCATTACATAGACAAGGAAGTTGTCAAGTATGATAACACATGTGTATTACCAAAAGAATTTATAGAAGCAATTAATAAGGCTACAGAATGATTAAATATGCATTAGTTTTATTGTTGTTAACAGGTTGTTCAACAGTTGTTCCTGTCAAAGCTAAATTTCCAGAAGCACCAGAAATTTTGTTAGAAAAATGTTCAATTTTAAAAAAAGTAAATGATGATGATAAATTGAGTGATTTATCTAAAGTCATTGTTACCAATTATACCAATTATCATATTTGTTCCATGAAAAATGATGGATGGATTGAATGGTACAACACACAAAAGAAAATATATGAGGGGGTTAAATGATTGCACTAGAACAATTTCAAGACACTATTGGCAGTAATCCATATACAGAACAATGGTTGACAGCATTGAATACTCTTTTACCTGAATATGAGATTAATACTCCACAACGAATTGCAGCATTCCTTGCTGAATGCGCTCACGAGTCCGCTAACTTTACCGCAATTCAAGAAAATTTAAATTATAGAGCAGAATCTTTACGTAAGGTTTGGCCTACTCATTTTGAAACTGACGATATCGCTGCACAATATGCACACAATCAAGAAGCAATTGCAAATCGTGCATATGCTAGTCGTATGGGCAATGGTAATGAAGCATCCGGTGATGGTTGGAAATTCTGTGGTCGTGGTCTAATTCAATTGACAGGAAGAGAAAACTATCAATTCTTTGCAGACTCTGTTGGAATGAGCATAGACGATGTTCCTGCGTACTTAGCAACATTTGAAGGTGCAGTACAGTCTGCATGTTACTTTTGGGAATCCAATGACTTAAATAAACTTGCGGATGCTGGTGCAATTGATCACATTTCTAGAATCATTAATGGTGGCAATCTTGGTTTAAAAGAACGCCATGAAAATTACGTTAAATTCTTAACTGTGTTTGGTGCATAATGGCAGAACAAACAACACCCCCAAGCAATGAAGATTGGATGCAAAAGAAATGGCGCCCAGCTATGGGTTGGATGTACATGGTTATATGTACACTTGACATGGGTGTTTTTCCTATTCTTTGGAGTATATTACAAGTATCAACACATCAACCAGTCACGCAATGGCAACCACTAACACTCCAAGGTGCTGGTTTGTTCCATTTGGCAATGGGTGCAGTTCTTGGTATCGCTGCGTGGGGTAGAACACAAGAGAAAGTTGCTGGTGCGGCAAGTAATTCGCCACCAACTATACCAAATGCTCCCTTGACAACACCTTCAACACCAGTATACACTGGCGGTGTTCCGTCTGCAAGTAATGGACCAGTAACACCAAATCCTATAAATAATCCAACATTAACTAAATCTGCGGGCCCAAGTTTTGGACCTCCGCCTGCTCTGTGAGGAACTAAAATGAAAAAAGCATTATTAGTATTGATTACTCTTTCTTTTATGTCTATCGCTCATGCAGAGAGTAAAAAAGTTTGTCATGATTTTGTAGAAAATAATAAAACAGTACAACGTTGCAAAGTTATTAAAACACATAAAAAAGTTGATGGTACTAAAGTACCTAAGAAACCGGTAAAAAAATAATGGCTGACGAAGAATTAAAGGTGGACGTTGGTGTCCTAAAATCTCAAGTAGTAACATTAACTTCACTGTGTGATAAAATGGACCAAGTAATAGAAAAATTAGTGAATCAACACGACCGCCACATAGCTAAAGTTTATGATGACATAGATAGACGCCGCAGAGAAACAGATATGGATATCAAAGAAATCCACGAACGTATTGATACCGTTTTAGAAAAAGTTCAAAGTACCGAAAAGGCACTTTTGGATGAAATCAAAGGTCTCCGCAAGGAAATGCAAGACCACAACAACAAAGAAAAAGAAACACTAAACAAACTCTTAGAGTGGAAGTGGATGATCGTCGGCGGTATAGTTGCTGCTTCATGGTTGTTTTCTCATGTAAAACTTGATACACTACTGACTGGTCTCAAGTAACTTACATCCCTTTATATTATGAGTGTTTTCATCGATAGGAATTTTCTCCTCCAACTTTCACCAAAATTGCGTCTTTTTTCCAAGAAGAAAGATGACTTATACAATTTTCGGTGTCCTCTTTGTGGTGACTCACAAAAAAACAAAACCAAATGTCGTGGTTATGTCTATCGTAAAAAGAATGACTACTTCTATATGTGCCACAACTGTGGTACATCAATGTCGTTTTTCAATTTCTTAAAACAAGTTGGGCCTTCTTACATTGAAGAATATCAACTAGAACGATATAAAAACTCCGCAAACACAAATTCACCTGAACCTACGTTTTCAGAATTGAAGGTGAAACCTGTTTTCAAAAAGAAACTTGATTTACCCACAATTGAATCTTTGCCTGATGGTCATTTTGCAAAAGACTATGTGATTGGTCGTAAGATTCCACAATCACATTATTCATCACTGTATTATGCAGATGATTATAAAGCTCTTGCGGATTCATATGGAGTTGAGAATGAAATCAAAGAAGGAGATAAAAGACTTGTTATTCCTTTTTATGATAAAGAAGGAAATTTAACTGGTTTTCAAGGTCGAGCTTTGAGTTATTCTAAAGTACGTTACATCACAATCAAACTAGTTGATGATGCACCAAAAATTTATGGTCTAGATCGTGTTGACGAAAGCAAAAGAATTTTTGTGTTTGAAGGTCCAATCGATTCTATGTTTATTGAAAATTCAGTCGCAGTTGCTAGTTCTGCATTGGAATCCGCAGTTGAACATTTGGATAAATCCAAAATTGTTTTGGTTTTTGATAATGAACCACGGAATAAAGAAATTATGAAGTTGATGGAACATGCAATTGACAACCATTTCAATGTTGTTGTGTGGCCAGAAATGATCAAGGAAAAAGACGTTAACGACATGATTCTTGAAGGATTTGACATGGAAGAATTGTGTGATATAATGGAACATCATACGTATGTAAATTTACGTGCTAAAATGGAATTTGTAAATTGGAAGAAAGTATAATATGAACGTAAAATTGATTAATTATTCACAAGGTGTAAATGAAAATATTTTGGGTGTTGATGTACCATCTAAAATGAGTCTTTTGGACCAAGTAGCGTATGCCGCTCGGGTATCTAACCCAGCGAACCAAAACAACTCCGAGACTTCTGAAAAGTTGGTTCGATACTTGATTAAGAACCAACATTGGTCACCACTGGAGATGGTCTCCGTGTGTTTGGAGATCAATACAACAAGAGACATTGCACGACAGATTTTACGTCACCGTTCTTTTTCTTTCCAAGAGTTTAGTCAACGATATGCAGATGCATCACAACTTGGTTTTGAAACTCGTGAAGCACGTTTACAAGATACCAAGAATCGTCAGAATAGCATTGAAACCGATGACGTAACATTGATTGAGACCTGGCGTCAACGTCAAAACCAAATTATGGATGAAGTTGAAGATGCCTATGCATGGGCATTGGCCAACGGAATTGCTAAAGAGCAGGCTCGTGCGGTTTTGCCTGAAGGCATGACAAAATCTCGTATGTATATGAATGGAACCTTGCGTTCTTGGGTTCACTATATACAACTCCGGTCAGCAAACGGAACACAGAAAGAACACCAAGAAATTGCTATTGCATGTGCGAAAGCAATTGAACCAATTTTCCCAATGATTATGGAGTATACAAATGTACTGTGATGTAGTAGAATTTATTGAAGCTTGTGACCAAGAGAGAATTCCCAGTAACAAACAACTCTATCACGATTTGATTCGTGAGGAATTTAATGAATTCATGGATGCAAAAGATGAGGTTGAAGATTTGGATGCATGTATGGATATGATTTGGGTTATTCTTGGATATTGTTATATGCAAAATTGGGATGTTTTTGGTGCATGGGAAGAAGTTGCACGTTCAAACAAAGCAAAAATTAATCCGTTGACCGGTAAAGTAACCAAAAGAGCGGATGGTAAAGTCTTGAAACCAGAAGGCTGGACTCCACCTCAACTAGAAATGTTCACATAACAAGAAAGAATAATATGGAATATATGGGAATAAAAATAGATTTGGATAGAGATAAACTTTTTGATGAATTAGGAATTAAGAGACTTAAAGAGTCTTACATGAAAGATGAAGAAACCTCACCACAACAACGATTCGCATTTGTCTCAAATGCATTTGGAACAGATCAAGCCCACGCTCAACGACTGTACGACTATTCCTCAAAACACTGGCTTTCTTATTCGACACCGATCTTATCTTATGGACGGTCTAAGAAAGGGTTACCAATCTCTTGTTTCCTCAATTTTATTGATGATACAGCCCAAGGTCTTGTTGACAACCTTTCCGAAACCAATTGGTTATCTATGTTTGGTGGTGGTGTGGGGATTGGTTTTGGTATTAGGTCTGCTGATGATAAGTCTACTGGTGTTATGCCACATCTTAAAATCTATGATGCTTCTTCTTTGGCGTATCGTCAAGGCCGCACTCGCCGCGGTTCTTATGCTGCTTATCTTGATGTTAGCCATCCCGATATTACTGCTTTCCTAGAAATGCGTAAACCAACAGGCGACCAAAATATGCGTTGCCTGAATTTGCATCATGGTGTTAACATTACCGATGACTTCATGCAAATTATTGAGAAGTGTATGTTGGATCCAAATGCAGATGATTCTTGGAATCTAGTTGATCCTTTTAGTAAAGAAATTCGTGAAACTGTATCTGCTAAGAATTTATGGCAACAAATTCTTGAATTGAGAATGCAGACAGGTGAACCATATTTGCATTTTATCGACACAAGTAATAATATGTTACCTAAGCACTTGAAAGATAAAGGTCTAAAAGTGCAACAATCAAACCTGTGTTCTGAAATTATATTACCAACCGACAAAGATCGTACTGCTGTGTGTTGTTTGTCTAGTTTGAATTTGGAGACTTATGATGATTGGAAAAATGAACCTCTTTTTCTTCGGGACGTTGCGGAGATGCTCGATAACGTTCTTCAATACTTCATTGATAATGCTCCTGATAGCATTTCACGAGCACGATATTCTGCTTCTTTGGAACGCTCTATTGGTATTGGTGCCCTCGGTTTTCATGCTTACCTCCAAAAGAACGGCATCGCTTTTGAGGGAGTGATGGCAAAAGTTGCTAATAATAAGATTTTTAAACATATTAGAAATGGATTAAATGATGCAAATGTTCAACTTGGAAAAGAAAGAGGTGAAGCTCCTGATGCGAAAGGTACTGGCTTCCGTTTTAGTCATCTTATGGCTATTGCTCCCAATGCTTCTTCTTCAATCATATTGGGTAATACTTCTCCATCTGTGGAACCTTATCGGGCTAATGCTTATCGCCAAGATACTTTATCGGGATCTTTTTTGAATAAGAATAAGTGGTTAGATAAAGTTATTATGAAGCACCTATCACCTAATGATTCTCCATTAACACCAAAAGGTGAAGATGAATATCAACAAATTTGGTCTTCAATTATTGCGAATGATGGTTCTGTACAACATCTTGATTGGATGGATGAAAACACCAAAGCAGTATTTAAAACATCGATGGAAATTGACCAACGCTGGGTTATCGATCTTGCTGCTGATAGACAAGTTTTTATTGATCAAGCACAATCGTTGAATCTATTCTTCCGTCCTGATGCACACATTAAATACATTCACGCTATTCATTTTATGGCATGGAAAAAAGGATTAAAAACTCTTTACTACTGCCGTTCTGAAAAGATTGGTAAAGCTGATAAAGTTTCGAAGAAGATTGAACGTCAAGTTATTAAAGAACTAGATATGACACAAATTGCACAAGGCAATGATTGTATTGCGTGTGAGGGATAATTATGTGGTTATATGTTGAAACTTTTTTGTTGGTATTTTTAACAGACGTATTGTACACATACTATTTAAAATCTGTTGCTAAAAATAAACCACTTATGGCAAGTTTTTGGGCAACAGTAGTAACTTTTTGCGCTTCTGTTGCCGCCATCAATTATGTTGAAGATCACACTATGTTGGTAGCATCTTTGCTTGGTGCATTTTGTGGAACTTATGTTGGAATGAGAAAGAAAAATGATTAAAGAAATTTTAGAAACATTAAAAGTACAAAGATGGGATGATCATCGTTATTATCACCATAGTCGCATCAATCAATTTTTACATTTAATTAGTGCATCATCATTCTTAATTGCATATGTCTACTTGTTTGTTGATCCTGTTGTGAGTGCATACATTGCATGGCTTGTATCAATGACAACAAGACAAGCAGGCCACTTCTTTTTTGAACCAAAGGATTATGATACATACAATCAAGCAACACAAGATTACAAAGAAGAAATCAAGGTTGGTTATAATCTTAAACGTAAACGAGTCTTGATTGCTTGTTGGCTAGCTGTTCCATTGTTAGCATTTTTTGATGCTGAAACCATGAACTTATTGGTACCAGCACAAGACACAGAAACATTTTTTAATCGTGTTGGCATGGGTTGGTTATGGTTAGGTGTTGCTGCTGTTGCATTTAGGATGGTACAACTAACAATTAAAGATAAGTTGAAAACTGCTATTGTTTGGTGCATTAAGATATTGACTGATCCGTTCCATGATGTTATAATATATCGAAAGAGTCCTTTGTATCTAATGCAAGGACAATTAATTGATCCAGATTTAAAACAAGATTACGAATAAAGGAATAAAAATGAAAAAGATTTTAAGGTTTACTGCCTCATGGTGTCAACCATGC